AAGTGAGGTAGGAGCAAAAGTTATCTTAACTGATAAACTTGTTCGTGAACAACAAAACAATGTATTCACAATGATTGGTAAACAATTAGGTGATGCAATGGCAAGAAAGAAAGATACCGATGTTCATGCATTGTATGCAACATTAGGAGCTAGCTTGCCTGTAACAGCATTAGGACAAGCAAATGCAATAATGAATATGTCTAATGTTGTAGGAGCTATATCTTATGCTAAAGCTCAAAAATTTGGTAATCAAGTTTATATGTTACATCATCCTAATGCTGTAGCAGATTTAGCATCAGAAGCAGCATCTATTTCAACTGAACTTACAAGTGGATGGTCAGTTGACTTATTAAAGAATTTCTATAGTGGAATAAAACCTATAAATGGTGTTGCTATTTTTGAAGATGGTAACCTAGCAACAGACACTAATGGCGATGCTGTTGGTGTTATTGCTGATAAGTCAGCTTTAGCAGTTCTTAATTCTGTAGAAACTAGAACAGAAAGACAGAGAGATGCATCTATGAGGGCAACAGAGGTCGTTATTACCTCAGATTATGGTGTCTTTGAATTAGATGATAGTAAAGGTGTTAGTGTTGAATATGATGCTAATATTCTTACTCATAATGCAACTTCTTAATAAATAATGGAGGATATATTAAATGGTTAGTCATAATTATGGAACACAAGGAAAAAAGAATTTGACCGAAATGAATAGTCAAAGAAAACAGGCAGGATTAAAAGGTAAATTAAACCAAGCTACATTGCTAGATAATTGGCAACCAAAGGTGGTTTATTATCAACATCTTCCTAGGACTAATGCAGACGGATCAGTCGCATTTCGTTGTGGGTATAAATATAAACCTCAACCAAGTGATCCTCAAACACAATTAAGAAGAGGGAAATATAATATGTTTCCTATAGAATGGGATGGCAAATGTAAACTTGAAGCCAAAGGTGAAAAGTGCAAATGTAATCCTAAACAAGAAAAAGTAAAGGAAGAGGTAAAGGTAGAGAAGAAATCCTCTATCTAACCTCTCCTTCTTTAGTATGAGTGTAATCTTTGACCGAGCTCATACGACTTTTTATTAATCGGTTAAAGACGAGGTGTATAAGAAACTCGTAAAATTAAATAGGAGGAAAGATTATGTCTTTTCCAAATACAATCCACGGAAAATATGGGTGGGAAAAAGTACAGACTTCAGGTCAAAAGCACAAGCTAGGTACTAGAATGACTTTTGATGATGGAAGAGTATTTAGATACTGTGAAGTAGGTGGCTCTAATATAGCAGCAGGTGCTATAGTACAGGCTCCTGCAGGTATAGCTAACCATGATATGGACTTAGCTATTGCTACTGCAGCAGCAGGTGTCACATCATTAACAGTAACTCTTGGAGGAACTGCAGCAACTGAAAATCAATACAAAGATGGTTACATCTATGTAAATGATGGTACAGGTGAAGGTTCAATTTACAAGATTAAATCTAATGAAGCAGGAGATTCTAGTGGCACTTGTGTCATTACTCTTGATGAAGAAGATGGTACTGTAACTGCTGTTACTAATGGTAATACTTTAGTAGGTTTAGCAGTAAACCCGTATAGCAATGTTATTATTTCCCCAACAACTGTATCTAACATAGCAGTAGGAGTAGCTCCTAGAGCTTTAACTTCTGACTACTATGGATGGTTACAAACATGGGGGCCTGCATCAGTTCTTTGTAATGCAGCAGGTACAATAGGAGAGGCTGTAAGAGTTGGTGGTGCATCAACTGCAGGTGGCTTTGAAGACTTAGACAGAGATGGTTCAGGTGAAAACGAACAAGAAATTGGACATCAGATGTTGATAGCTTCAGTTGCTACAGACTATGCATTAATTGACTTAAACATAGCTCCGTAATAATTATGCAAGTCGTAGGATCAGAAACTTACGATAGAAGATTAATACTACCTGTAGGTGTTACCCTTATAGGTGAATACGGAACAGGTAGTATTAAATCCTTATCATTTAGTTTCTATGACACAGTTACAGAAAGAAGATCGGTATTACATAATGTACCTTTTACCCCTAGTGATCCTTATTCACACAATGCTATCGAAACTATGATAGGAGAAGCACATGAAACATGGCTTGTAAATGTAAGAGAACAAGGTAAAAAGAAATTAATAACCAGGGATGAAAGGAAAGAAGCAGGAAAAATACTAGATGAAATAAGAATAAATAAAGAAAAAAGAAACGAAAGTACTACGGGAAAAATATATTTTGGAGGAACAAAAATTGATAGAAAAAAACTTAACAGAAAATTTAAACGGAAAGCAAGGGCAAATCGATGATAATGTAGTTGTACTACAAAGTGACATAGCAGAAGCTATGAACGAAGATCCTTTGTTAAGACTTAAGGTTATAAACAAAGCTCTAGTTCGTGAGAATAAAAATTTAAAAGAACAGATTAAAATTATGGGCGAAGCTCAAGTTAACAAAGCAAAGAAGGAGAAAAAAAATGCCACCAATGGGTAAAGGTACATACGGAAGTAAAAGAGGGCGACCACCTAAAAAGAAAAAAGCTATGAAAAGAAAGAAGAAATAAATTATGGCAATAACACAAAATAAAACATTAGAAGATTTAAGAAAAGCAGTAGGCAGAAACCTAGGCAAGATGGTAACAGGCACTACTACTGCAACAGGTACTAATACTACTGCCCGTGACACAAAACTATTTGGAGGAGATGATGAATATAATGGAAGTTATATTCGACTTACTTCAGGAACTTACGATGGAACTACACATAGAATAACAGATTATACAGCTTCTACAGGTACTATGACATTTGCTCAAATGGGTGGTACAGTTGCTAGTAGTGTAACTTATGAATTATGGGAAAATGGATTTGACCCTGATGTTATAGATGAATATATTAATCAATCTATGTGGGAAATAACAGGAAGAGTTTATGATCCTGTAGAAAATCTTGGCTTACATACAGATAGAATAAATGCCAGGTGGGAAATTCCTAGTGGAATAGAAATGATACAAGATATTTATTACAGAGATAAATTTACTGTGAAAGAATTACACAATTGTAATACAGCATTTGATGAATCAGTTGATTCTGATTTTACTATAACAGCAAATACAGAAGAGTATAAAACAGGATCTGCTTCTAATAAAATAGTAATTGCAGATGGTGCTTCAGCAGGAGATACTGCTTCAGATACTATTACTACAGTTAATTTAGAAAAATATGATTACATAGAATTTTGGATTAAGTCTACAGTTGCTACATCAGCAGGTAATTTGAAACTACATTTAGTAGATGCAGGTGGAATTGAAGAATCATTAGATGTACCTGCATTAACAGCAGATACCTGGAAATATTGTAGAGTTGCATTAAGTAATCCTGAAGATAACACAGCTATTACTCAAATAAGATTTGAATATGATTCTGATTTAGGAGCTTGTGTAGTTTATTTAGATGACATTAAAGCAGTTAAAAATGATACTGCAACATGGGAAAAATTACCAAGAGATACTTGGAGAATAGATAAAGAAGGTACATTACAAGGAGCTAGTACTGCTGACTTAGTATTGTCAGATAGAGGTAGGGCATTGGCTTCTTATAGATTACTTAAAATAGTAGGTGGAGATAAGCCTGCTGAATTAAGTTCAGACTCAGATACTACAGAAGTTCCCGAAAGATTTGTAACAGCATATGCTACAGCTTTAGCAGCACAAGCAGGATCTATAAGACAAGAATTAGATACAGATGGTATGAGAACACTTGCAGGATTTTGGCATAACAAAGCAGCAGAAGCTAGAAATGCTATGCCATTTCTTACTAATGTAAGAATGGTGAGATAATGGCCAATAAGGTTATTAAGAAAAATGAAGTGTTTCTTAATGGAAATTATTATCCAATAACTAGACCTGTGCAAACGGTACTTGCCTCCATTTACCCTGCAAAGGTTGTTATTGGCGATACCACTCGTGATTCGCAAGCCAGAGCTAGTGTAATATCTTGGTCTGACTTCAGGGGTGGTATAGGTGTAGAGAGAATGGAAGGAGCTACAGATGTAGATCGTTCTTGGTTCAGTACCTGTAGCCTTCGCTACAAAAGGCACCTAGTATTACCTGCGAAAAGTACTTCAGTAAGTAACTCAGATGCTTCAGGAGAAACTTTAGATGTTTTGCAAGAGTTTAATGGTAATTTGTATGGAATATGGTCAAACCAAAAAGTATACAAATACAATGCAGGATCAGATTCATTTAGTTCTGCATTAGATACCTTGCCTAGTAGAGCAACAGATGCTATAGAAGTAAGAATAGGAGGCACATTGTATCTAGTTATAGCTCACACAGGAGGATATACTTATACTTCTGATGCTGGTAGTTTTACCGATGATACAGCAGATACAAAGTTTCTTGCATTTTGGAATGACAAATTATGGGGAATAAGTAATACAGGACAATTATGGTATGCCTCATCATTAGGTTCTGAAACAAATGATGCTAAGTTACCCTTACCTGATGGCCATGTAACTGATTTATTTGTAGCAAGAAATTCTAGTGGCGATCCTATCTTGTATGCTATGACTAAAGAAGGATTGTATGCCCATGATTCAGCTAATGCTTTATGGGTTGAAACACAATTAGCTTTACCATTTCATAATGAGAATGGTAAAGGCTCTACTAGATGGAGAGATTCTGTGTATATTCCTGCAGGATTAGGAATATACAAATATATTAATGGAACTAATTCTGCTGTTGTTTCTATAGTTGGGCCCGATAGAGATCATGGATTACCTTCTGATTATAGAGGTACTATAACAAAATTAATGGGAACACATAATGATTTAATTGCAATGGTAGATGGAACACTAGCTCCTACTTCAGTAGATTTATTTGCTACAGGAGAGTCGCCTGTTATAGATGCGAGTACAGGATTTAGTAGTGTACTAGGATATAACGAATCAGGATGGGAAGTTAAATGGGCAGCATCAGGAAACGATCAAGGCAAAAAAATTACAGCAGGTTTTGTGTCTGATGTAGGTGGAACTTTAACTTCAACTAATCCTTATAGATTATATTGGGGATTTGACGGAGATTTATATTATCAACAATTACAATCAGATGTTATTAATCCTACACAAGTAGTTAATTATAGTTACGAAGATTCTGTAGATGGTATACATTACACTCCTTGGTTTAGTGCAGATCAAGTAGAAGTAGATAAACTAGCATTAAAACTTAAAGCAGAAACAGCTACTTGTAATTCAAATCAAACTATTAAAATTGAATATGCATTAGATTATGACGAAACTTATACTACTATGGGTACTATTACTACTAACGGAATAACAACATATACTTTTGGAAGTAATGCAGGTACTGCATTTAGATCAATACAATTTAAAATAACTCTTGCTACTAACACAACAAATGCTTCTCCTGATTTAATTAGTTTAACTTTAGAATATAGAAAAAAATTAA